TGTATGAACAACACGGTGCAATATATGCAAGGGAGGGAATTTAATGGATTATATGATCATCAATGGTTTTAATACATCAATCCTTCCTGGTTGTGTTGTGACAGATTTCGGGAAGGTGGAGGCTGCTAAGCCAAAAGGAGAGAAAGCAAACCTTTATGGAGTTAATGGTAGTTACCGTGTGTTAGACGGTTCTTTCGACAGTTACGAAAGGACCTTCACTCTCCACGTTAAAAAAATGGTTGAGATTTCAAGTATTCTTGATAAGTTTCAATCGAATGATAATGTTTTAGAATTTAGCTATCAGCTTGGCTCATTGTTTTATGCTAACTTTGTGACTGCTAGTTTTGAACCTTTTGGAAATCATGCTTGGAAGTTAGAAATCAAGTTAGATATGCAACCGTTCCGCTATCAAAAAATTGTAGATCCTGTAGTTCTTACGGCATCTGGTACAATCAACAATCTTGGGACGATTTATTCTGAACCAATTATTGAGATTGAGGGCAATGGGGATGTATCACTCACTATCGGACGTAAAACCATGCACTTGTCAATTATTGGTAAGGCTACAATCGACTGTAGACAAGGAAAACAAAACATCTATAATGCTAATGGTGCAGTGCAGAACACTCTCAGAAAGCGTGGAGGGTTCTTTGAAATCCCTGTTGGTCGTAACGGTGTGACCTATACAGGGAACGTGCGTAAGATAACTATTCGTCCTAATTGGAGGTATCTAGTATGATTTATTTAACAGAAGGGAATATCCCTTTTAATGCAGCATACGATGATAACATCACACAAGAAGCGAATAGCACCTATCAATTATTGTTCAAGTTTCCTACCAATAATTTGTTATGGCAACGACTAAGAGAAGAAACATTCTTGACAGCTGATGATCTACATGGTGAGCAAGACTTTGTGATTTTCGAGGTTGAAAAACACCATGGATATATTCAAGTTTATGCTAACCAGGTCATGACTCTACTAAATAATTATGTGATTGGTCCTCTTGCTCTTGATCGCGTATCAGGTTCAACTGCTTTAAGTCAATTTGCTGGAAGCATCACTCGTGATAATCCGTTCTCATTCTTCTCTGATATTGAAGATAGACACACATTCAATATTGGCCCTAAGAACGCTATGGAGGCATTTGCGAAAGATAAGCACTCGATTATCGGTCAATGGGGTGGAGACCTTGTGCGTCACGGTTACCAGGTTAGACTTTTGAAAAATGGCGGTTCAGAAAATGAATCGCTTTTTATGTATAGGAAAAACCTATCTAGCTATCAGCACAAGACCTCTACTAAATCTTTAAAGACTCGAATTACTTTTATATCGAAAGTCAAAGGCGAGGAAGAAAAGGCACCTGACCGAAATTTGTCTGTGGTTGTGGATAGTCAACTAATTAACAAATACAATCAAATCTACGAAGCTGTGATCGAGGTTAATAATCAGGACGTGAAGGATGAAGCAAGCCTTAGAGAATATGGCAAGCAGTACTTCAGAACAACCTTTTGCGATATGCTCGAAGATAGCATCGAGATTGATGTTATCGGTCAGAGTGATGTGCCCGTCCAGATGTTTGATGTGGTGGGTGTCTTTCATGAGTTCTACAATATGGACGTGCGAAAGAAGATTACCAAGTACACTTACTCACCAATGGCTAAGAAGCTGAAATCTATTGGCTTCGGCCAGTTCCAGTCGGGGCTTGCAAATGCGATTGGTAATGTCGTAAGTGATGCGGTTAAAGGAGAAACCCAGCAATTTCAAAGTAATTTTGAGCGACAGTTAGCGAGAGAACTTAAGAATGCTGACCTTGCTTTTGAAAAGCAAAAAGAAGAATTGGTCAATCAATTTACAGATGAAGTAAATGCCATCAAAGCCAAAGCTGAAGAAAACAAGAAAAAACTTTCTGACGAAATCAACAGACGATTTCAGGAGTTCAACCCATCAGGTTTTGAAGAGGCCAATAATAAAGCAGAGGAAGCTTTACGAAAAGTTGGAGCAAATGCTGATCTCGTTGAGGAAGCGAAACGAATTGCTACTGAAAACGCTAGGGATTTAAACGCATTTAAAACCTCGACTCAGAAAGAACGTGAGAAGTTGTCAGATGAGCTGAAGCGCTATTCACGAGAAGAATCTGAGAATAAACTGACAAAAATCAGGGAAGTCTTGGCTAGTGACTATGTTTCTAAAAGGACCT